AGTCGATGTAGGCTTTGTTTTCGAGCAGCTTCTCAATTTCGTTCATCGCTTTTTCCCTCCGGGATCACCGGGTTCGTTTCTCTTTTGCTGCGAACCTGCGTTCGCTTATTTGCCCACGTTGCCGTGATAATCGGGATCGTTAAAGCTCTTCCCGAAAGCTCTGGGATTGGCTGCCTGCGTTCCAATGATCTTGGAAATCGCCTGCGTGGTGGCGTCCGGATCGTTTGGATCGATCGAGTGGTACGCCTTCTTGATCGCCTCGTTGGCTTGCGCCTTCGGGTCAGGGCTGAGCACCGACGCTAGGCCGGTGGCTTCCATGCCGCTGAATACGCGCGGACGCGGGCCACCAGACGGCTGCTTCTCGAGGACCGACATCTGGCCCTTCATGAAGCTGTTCTCTTCCGTCAGCTTGGTCAGCTTCTCGGACACATCCTTGGTCGCTTCGGTGACGGCCGTCTTGACCATCTCCGCGATAGCCGCGGCGGAGTACGGTGAGTCGCCAGCACCCCGATGGGTCGAGCCCTCGACGGCGCCTTCGGTCAGGTGCGACTGTGCCAGTTCGTGAACGGCAGCGGCTACTTCATCGCCAACCTTGCCGCCGTCTCTGTTCTCGGGAGCTTCACCAGCTTCTCCGGCGGCTTTCGTCAGGCTGTGCATGGCCAGCTCGTGATGATCGCCCATTTTTTCCAGGTGGCCGGCGAGCGCCCTCAGGTGCTTACCGTGCTCTTCGGTGGAAGAGCCAGCGGACTTGCCAAAGCACTTGTGCAGCTCGCTGACTGCCTCGCAGGCTTTGCCGTGACACTCAATTGCCTTTGCCAAGTGGCCCTTCGCCTTCGCGATGGCCGCTTTGTGGACAGCCGAGTGCCGTTTCTGGAGATCCATTTCTTCTGGAGTCATTTCGCTTTTCTCCTGTTTCGTGCTGCCCGGCCAATCGGCTGGCAGAAGGTGGGTTAACTTCAAAGACTTTGCGCGTGCAACGATGTGCGCCTTCGCCTTGTCCGGGTCAGAGGCGCGGCCATGAGCTTGAATGGCGTTCTTGAGGTCTTTCTCGTTTGCGATCGGGAAGGAGCCATCCGCCATGGCGGCTCCAGTACTGGCGAGGTGTTTGCGCTCTTTGGCACTGAATTCGCGCTTCTCGAAGTCGACCTCAGCCATCTTCCGGTCGAGTTCCGAGAGGTCCGCGGCGCTCATCAGGTCAGGATCGGGGAGTGGGGCGAACACACTCTGGAATTTCGCAAGCAATCGCGTAGCGAACTTTTCCAGGATGCTTTCGGTTGGATCGTCTATCACGTCCGGGCTCGGGCTCCAACCATCTGCGACCTTGCACACGTCAATACGGCAATCAGGGTTCGCGGGGCGATCGACCAGGCTGACTTCTCGGAGCTGGAGCTTTTCAACTGTGTCGCCCACTTTGGAGAGCTTGCTTCCGCCGATCGAGAAACCCTTATAGACGCCCTCTTGGCATTTTTTCCAGGCGTCTCCGTCCACGATCTTGGCCGTGATATACAGCCCCTTGCTGTCGACACTGGCCTCTTTGGCGACGCCGACAGCCGAGTTGGTGTGCATTTCCCTGATGTTTGCCCATTTCATGTAATCGGGCAGTGCAGCCTTGATGGCATCCAGGGTGACGACTTCGCCTTGCAAATCTTTGGTGGGAGTGGAGGCATAGCCGCAGACTATATGTTTTTCTTTGTCGACCTTTTCGATGGGAAGGAAAAACTGAAAATCGTTGTCCACGTTTGCTCCAATGAAAAACGCCCGACCGCCTCCTCGAGGTGTCGAGCGCAATAAAATAGCCCGACTGCCCTGAGGCGTCGAGCTCCGTTGTTCGGATACTCCTTACAAGTCAGACCCTAAGACCAACATCTCTGGCTTGTCAAGAGCAAAGTTCTTGCTGGCCAACTTCCACCTGCGCAACCTGACCAAGTGGCATTCCGCCTACGAGCAGCGCTGCTTCATCGATCGGACGCTTGCCGATCCACACAAAGTTGTATTCGCCGCGGCCCACTTCTTTCAGCGAAAACTCATCACAGGGCCACGCTTTCTCAATTTCGTCTGCGTAGCGTTTCAGAATGATTTCCTCACCCTCGTCCGTGAAGTGGTGACCGCCTTTTGCTTTCACAACGCAGGTCTTGTGCGACCGGTTCCCGGGGGTAAACAACTTGATTCTGAGGCAACGTAGCGGCTTCGTTGGCATTGAATGTTTCCTCAATTGAGCACCGAAACTGCACCTGGCGACTGCAATCCTTCGCTCTCAATCATTGCGGCCAGAGCAGCCGTCGCCGCCTCATGCACCGGGATTCGCATGGCCTGAAGGTAGGCCTCGATTTCGCGCTGCACGGAGGCCTCGACCTGAACTTCGTTTGGCACATTGATTCCAAGGTCGGAGACGCACACGAAATGCGAGCGCCGGATCACTTCGGCAGCGGGCTTCGATAAGATCATCATGGCTTCACTGGCTTGTCTGGCTCGACTTCCACAATCTGGATTGACTTGAGGTCATCGTTAACGGAGACGGCAACCGCAACGCCTACCTCTTCGACTTCTATCAGCTCGACGCCGACTTCGATAAATAGTTTGTCAGTCACAGCTTGATACTCGTCTCCTGAACGAGTCGTAACGGCTTGCCTTTTTCGAAGATGAGCACGATTTTACCGTAAAATTCTGGCGGCAGGATCGGCTCAAGTACAGCGGCAGCTTGCAAGATGATCTCTGCCGTTGTTGGCATCGTCTCGATCGCCGGTTCAATCGCGTGTGTCGCCATACTCATACCCGCGCAAACTCCCCATGTAGGAGCTCGGCGGCCGCCACGTATAACTCGTGCGCTCCAGATGGAGTTGAATCGTATCCGCAGACCACGGTTGTTCCGTTTACCGTAATTCGAGCCCTATATTTTCTGGTTCTCTTCACATAATCGACGCCCTTGTACCCAGTCCCGGTTGTGCAATTTAGTCGTCGGTTGTATTGATTCTGTACCGACGTGGCGATGCGAAGATTGGAGCGTCGATTATCGAGCGTCTTCAAAGGATCACGGTGGTCGCCCTCCCTTGGGTCGCCAAAGCCAAGACCAAGAATGACGCGGTGCATATCAACATGTCTTTGTTTCCCATTCACGCGAGGAAGATTGCGTGTAGCATAAAAGCTCTGCATTCCCGGAGACCAGCGCGCAAACCATTTCCACTGATTAAGCCAATCGAAGTCAGCCGCATCGACAATGGTCACTTGTCCTTGAGTCAACCTAATTTCACGGTACTCGCTCACTTAGTCTCCATCTTCCGTTTCGTAATATCCGCAACTACATCGGCAAGAGGGATGAATTGGAGGGGCATCGTCCCCCGAAACGAAGTCCTGATCGATTAGAATCCGCCCCTCGTCTGCACATTCCTGACATTCGTCGCAATCGTTTTCGGCGGGGATGAGTTCTTTCCATTTCATGCCCACGCCTTTGGCGGCCAGCTTCTCTCCGCGGCTAGAGGCAAACGCTTTCTCGGTTCGGGATATCGTCAATGCGCGCGCCGGTGAAAAGCTCTCATGGCCGACGATCTCATGTTGGAGCTGGTTCACCGTCCATCCCTTGTCGACCGCACTCGACGCCAACTCACGGAGATCATTGCGGGTGGTATCGGTGATGGCCCATTTGGCGTCTGGATTGTCGACGATCTTACCATTCGCGAGAATCCTTTTGCCAACCAACTCAGCGCTGCGCGTCCGCGCCATCTCGGACGCCTGGTCCAGAACCTTTGTCCAGAGCGTCTTGTTTTTTGCTCCGGTGATCCCGAAGCGCAACAGATATTTCTCGGCTCCCTCGGTCGCCACAGCCTCAAGCAATGGCGTTACCTCTGGGATCAAGTCCTCCCAATCATCGACTTTGTACTTGAGCAACTCCTGAAGTTGCTCCTTGGAGATCGGCTTATCGGCCTTAGCAATCTTCTCGGTATCGAACAGAGCGGCAATCTCGTGTCCCTTGCGCTTGAGATAGGCGGCTAATATTTGCTCCAGGCTTTTCCGCGCTTTCCAAAAGGGACACCGGCCGCTTTCCCCGCCTCCGTTTCCCCTGAAGCATTTGCGCTGCTCTTGCCGTCCTCATCGCCCTTGGCGCCTGCTCCGCCAGCTTGCGGCATCTCGGTTTGCGCCGCCAATACCTTGAATGGAATTGCTCCGCCTGAGGTGTACACCATCGGCACGTCGCCACCCTCGACCGGATCAAGTCCCTGTCGCTCTCGACTTTCGTTGAGCGTGAGCTGTGCTGTTTTCACGTAGCCAGTGAGCACGGTCTGCTGGTTGACGATATCGACTTCTTCGTCCTGATTCCAGACCAGCTCTAGATCGTCCCAGCCCCAGCCCATCTGAACAAGAGCGTCCATGAAGGACTTCCACCAGACCATCTCGACTTCGATACCCTGCTGCTGAATCTGCTGCTTCTCAGACTCGACCGAGGAGCGCGATGCGGGCTCCTGGATGTATGGCTTGGGCAACGTGCGGAAGGCTCGACAGACGATGCGAGTCATCCACTCGTCATAGGTAGACTTCAGCAGCTCGCCGGCGGAACCCTTCATTTCGAATGGCTGCATGCCGCCGGGGATAAAGCGGATCTTTGATTTAAGCTTGAGATTCCCAGAGAGAATGGCATCGAACGTCGCCTGCCAGATCGCTATCTGCTCCGGGGTCCAGCCTTCGGGGACGCCAAACATTACGTCCGGAACATTTCCCTCTTTCCAGAAGTTCAGCATGTACAGGCCCTTGCGAACGACCTGCGTAGCCTCCATCATGATCTGCTCGACTTCGCTGAATCCGAAGATCGGGCAGTCGGTACGCGGACGCGCCGGCATGTAGAGCAGTTCGCGCTCGTGGTAATTGTCCATTGGCAGCCCTTTGACAATTTGCTGGTAAGCGGGCTGCGGGAAGTCAGGGATTCGTCCGTAGTCATCGACGAGCGGCTTTACCGTGGCGCCGTCTAGCGCGATGATGGCGTAAGGCTTGTTCTGGAGCCTATTTTTCCAGATAAAGGCGCTGGCCGCGTCGATCGTGTAGCGATCGCGGAAGATCATCCGCATCCACATTGCGTAGGGGATCTTCCGATCAGGCTTGAGGAAGAACTGCGTCAGCTCTTTGACGCGCGGATCGTCTTCCGACTTCTTTCCCTTTGGCGGATTCTTGAGCGCGAACTTCCAAGGCAGCGCCACCAGCTCGTCGATGCGACCTTCCATCTCGAGCGTGATTACCCCCGACCCTCTGGCCAGGCCACGAAGCAGTGAGTAGAGATTGAGGCGCTGCGGGAAAATCGCGACGTTGATGAATGTCGGATAATCCCAGGTGCGCGGGTAATTGACGTAGGGAGGACCAAACGGT